CGGCAGACGAATGTAACAGAATAAGCAGAAACAAAAACCCATTAAAACGTTATCCACTAGCAGAATGGGGAGTAACAGAGGCCGAAGCACTTAAATACTGTTATCAAAGCGGATATGATTTCGGAGGGTTATATAAGTATCTTGATCGTGTAAGCTGCTGGTGCTGTGGCAACAAAAATCTAAAAGAATTAAGAAAAATATATCTCCATTTTCCGGATATATGGGACAAATTAAAAATGTATCAATCATTGACGGATAGACCGTTTCGCCGTAACGGCGAAACTATATTTGACTTGGAAGAAAGATTTAAAAAAATAAAAACACCGCCCGCACTGCTGGCACAGTAACGGACGGACAGAAAAAATATTAATAATGTTTAGTATAACAGAAAGGAACGGAAATGTCAAGCATAAAGCTTAACAAGTTATATAATATAGACTGCATGGATTTGATGGCGCAATGCCCCGATAATTATTTTGAACTTGCAATCGTTGATCCACCTTATTTCAGCGGCCCTGAAAAACGTGGATATTATGGAAGGAAAGTAAGTCCGATCGGAGTTAAACGCGTATATCATAAATCGGATAATTGGGAAATCCCGAACGAAAGATATTTTAAAGAGCTATTCCGTGTATCAAAAAACCAAATCATATGGGGCTGTAACTATTTTAATTACAAATTTCTAACATCCGGGCGCATTATATGGGACAAATGCAATGGCAAATCAAGTTTTAGCGATTGCGAGATAGCATACTGCAGTTTGCATAATAGCGTCAGGATGGTTAGATATATGTGGAATGGCATGATGCAAGGGAAATCAATTGAAGAAGGGCATATTGCTCAAGGAAACAAAAAACTAAATGAAAAGCGTATCCATCCTACTCAAAAACCTATTTTGTTATACAAATGGCTGCTTGAAAGATATGCTAATCCCGGAGATAAAATATTAGATACTCACGTGGGCAGTGCAAGTAGTTTAATAGCATGTAAAGAATTGGGATTTGATTTCATGGGTTGTGAAATTGATACCTATTATTATGATGCAGCTTGTGAACGTATGAAGCAATTTTGACAAAAGAAAAACCCGCCCAATAGGGCGGGGTAACAAAAAGGCAGGTTTTGTTACAGATATATAGTAGCATATATGCCTGATTTAATCAACAAGTAAATATTGGGAGTAAAACAATGAAAAGATCTGAATTGTACAAGGAGATAATTAAAGATGTTATCGCGGCGTCGGGAGGAGAAATAACAGAAGGATATTTTGACAGGCTGAACTTGCTTTTTAAAGAATATCACTTATATCAGTAAAGAGAAGAAATGCAAATGATGGTGGATGAAGGGGAATAAACATGATACTTGCCGATCCAAAAAGCCGGGATGAATGGCTGAACGTGAGAAAAAAAGGTATCGGAGGTAGCGATGCGGCATGCATTATCGGGAAAAACAAGTATAAAAGCAACGTGTGCTTATGGGACGAAAAAGCCGGCTTGCAGGAGCCGGAGGATGTATCAGATAAACCG